AGGATTCATACACTAGGTAATGATGTGAGTTTTATACCGTCACACTAGGTATCTAGTGAGTTTCAAACCGTCACTATAGGTTATAAGCCTAGCAGTCCAAGGCCAAAGTCCTCGGCTGAGCTTAGAAGATAGTCGAGCGCAGTTGATGCGGCGGCTGAAATCTTCTTCTCAACGACCTCAACGCCACCAGCTATCATAGAAGGTATCGTCGAGTGTACCGTGGTTTGGGCAGAGAGTGCTATTGGATTAGCAGGCTTTGCATTGCTAATTGCTGAGGCTAAGCCAGTGGTGGAGACACCGGCTTGCGTCAATTGGATCTCAAGATTGAAAACGTATTCAATGGTGAGGGTGGGGGTGCTGATGGCACCGCCAGAAATCTCAATGAAAACAGAGGTCCAGTCAAAGTAGGCAGCTGTGTTCGTGATGTCACTAGTCTTTCTAAATGCGTGGGCGTCTGTTCCGAGAGGTTTAAAGATGAACGATTGTTGCATACCAGCAGTCATCGGCTTCAGAAAATCTTCAGAGTTGTTGAGATTCAAAAGCGGACACTGTTGGCTCGGGACTGAGTAGGCGAGCACTCCTGTGTGGAGAGTTCCCTGGCAGGTCGTCATGGAGGCAATGTTCGTCACAACACAACCAGCGGAGACTATTCTGATCTCGGCTGCGTTAGTGGTGAGGAAAGCATTGCTAGCTGTTGCTGTCCAAACTGCGGGGATGTCAAAAGTGCTCGTGCCATTGACCCAACTCGCTTGAGCGCCCCAGTACCTACCAAAATTAGGAGTAACAACAACATAAGCATTTCCATTTGAGTCAGTCGTAACACCGACCATCCCTCTGACTGTGTAGGGGATGGTGTTTTGAGAGAGGCCATCTGGTCGGCGAGCCGCTCTTGCGTGTAGGCAAAAGGGGTCGGTGATAGAACATACGTCTCTATGGTGTTTTCGGTGAGCAATCGCCTTGCTTCCTGACATTTGCATTTTCTTTGCTTTCTGTTGCTTGGGGCGTTGTTTCGGGCCATTAACGGGTTGTTTACGGGCCGATTTCTTTCCTTTCTTATTCTTTGTCATTTTCAAGAGCACAGGCCTTCTTCTTGATGACAGCCCTCCAATACGTGCAAAGTTCAAGGAAGGCTCCATAACCAGGGTGCTGCTCAGCGTTGAGGAGCACTGCGCGAAAGATATCGTCAGTTGGACTGAGGATTGCATTGGCGAAAAGTTTCGCCAATCCCTCCGGGTGTCTGGAAAGATGGTTGTACCGAAAGTAAAAGACTTGAGAGCAGAACTTAATCAGGTCTCTAGTTTGTGCAGTACAATCGGTGATAACGAAGCCAAGTCGTTCGTACGCTTGAGAATCGCCTTTGGCTCCAACGTAATCGTCGCCATTGGTCATGCATAGTAACTGGCCAGGTCTCTTAAAATACGGAGAGCAGGCGAGTCCTAACGCAGCGCGGGAGTCTGAGTTTTGGAGGTGCGTAGTCAAACGACCGGATTTACAGAAATAAAACGGGTCGATGAGTAGACGTCCATCTGAGAACATCGTTGGTGCATACAGCTCAGCAAGACAGTATCCTTTGTACAGCTTGGTGATTGTTGGGTCCAACGCTTTTCCCGTGCTATTCTCAGTTGCAAGCATGAGGAAAGTTTTGTGCCATGTTACATGCATCCATCCACGATCCATGTACTCCCATCCTTGTACATCGTCTGATACAAATGGGACATTAGGGTTCTCATCGAACATCTTCTTGACGAAGCCATTGAGGGTTTGTAGACCGTCAGTGGTGTTGAAATCTAATCCAAC